AGATGAAAGTTTAACTTATGAAAGAATTAAAAATTGGAATATACAAACGGAATTATCTTTTGATGATTTTAATGAATGTGATAGTGGTTATTGTGGACTATAAATAAATTAAATGATTGAAATATTAATATATTTAATAATACTTTGTTTAGGTTGCTTTATGTTTGGTGTATTTGCTGGAATGAAAATAAATGAATGAACAACTTGAAATAGCATTACAACAATTAGCAAAAGTTAAAAGCGGTAAATTGCCAACTAATGAAGGTAGAAAATTAATTGGTAAAATAAATTATTTAAAAACAGCATTACGAATTAAATACTAATAAAATGAAGGCAACTTGGATTAATAAAGACGGCAACAAGGTAACAGTAGAAGCACCTGATAATGATGTTGAAAAACTTAAAAAGAAAGTAGAATATTATAATCGTAGAAATAATAAAGTTAAATATGAATGCAAAACAAAAAGGAAATAGATTCGAACGGCAAGTAGCTAAACAGATCAATAAGAAATTTGAAACCAATGTAAGAAGAACACCATTAAGTGGCGGCATGGACTTTAAAGGTGATATTATCTGCATTGATGATAATAGCATAATAAGTGAATTTAGTTGGGAATGTAAGAACCAAGAAAAGCTAAACATTTGGAAGGCTATAAAACAAGCTAAGAATGATGCACCTCAACGGGCTATGCCTGTGGTCGTGTTTACTCGCAATTTTGAAACTGAATATGCCTGTATTGAATTTGAGGATTTTTTAAACATTATTAAAGAACTGGAGGACCTAAGAAATGCTTAGAGTAGGTTCAGACTTTTCAGGTGTAGGTGCTTTTGATCAAGCACTAAGAAGATTAAACATAAAGCATAAAACAATATTTGCTTGTGATTTAGATAAATATGCAAGACAAACCTACATTGAAAACTATGGTGAACCACAATACTTTCCTGAAGATGTTTATAAAAGAGATATACCAAAAGAAAGCTTAGATATTTATATGACATCACCACCCTGTCAGGCATTTAGTTTAGCTGGAAATAGAAAAGGTGAAGATGATAAAAGAGGTGTATTATTTTATAATTCACATGAATTTATTAAGATTAATAAGCCAAGATATTTCATATTTGAGAATGTTAAAGGTTTGTTAAGTGATGATAAAGGTAGAACTTTTCAAAGGTGGTTAGACTATTTAGGCAAGTCAATTAATGGCAATCCTATTTTATTTCCACATCCTGAAAGTGTTAACTATCATATATATTTTAAAGTATTAAACAGCAAAGATTTTGGAGTGCCACAAAATAGAGAAAGAGTATTTATAATAGGTATTAGAGATGATGTAGATAACTACTTTAGATTTCCAAAAGCAGAACCATTAAAGCTTAAATTAAAAGATATATTAGAAAGCGAAGTAGATAATAAGTATTATTTAAGTGAAAGTGCTGTAAATTCAATTATAAATAATAAAGACAATACACATGGTATTTATAAAGGTGCTAATTACATTAAAACACATTCTTTATATCCAAGATCAAGTAAAACTGGCAAAGGTGGTACTGGTCACTTAACAAAAGAAGATGGTACAAGCTACTGTATAGATACTGGGAATAGTCAAGCTGTTGAATGGATAGCAGACTATAGAAGTGATGAAGGCTTAAGAATTAGAAAAGATAATTGCAGTCCTTGTTTGACTTCATCTATTTCTGATGGTTGGAAAGCAAATAAAGGAACAAGGAACGCTCCAATAATAAAGGAAAACAAAATAAGAAGATTAACACCAAGAGAATGTTTTAGATTACAAGATTTTCCTCAAACATTTACCTGGTCTTGCTCAGATAGTCAAGCATATAAACAAGCTGGTAATAGCATCACAGTTGGTGTATTAGTCAAAATAATTAATAAGTTAAAACTATGAATGAAGTATTAAACAAAATAGCAACCATTATAGAACAGTATAACAATACAGATATAATGAACGGAAAACAATTAAATAAGCAACTTAAAGAACTTACAGCACGTTTATATTATATAGAAACATTAAGAACAAAAGCGCACCAAGATTATGAAGCTGTAATACATAACAAAGTAGCTGAAGGCTTTAGTGTAGCAAGGGCAACTAATGAAGCAAATGTAGATGTACCTGAAATGTATAAGCTTAGAAGATTGCTCGAAAGTGGTTATCGTGTATGTGATGCGATGCGAACAAATATAAGCTTCTTAAAAAGTGAAATACATAATGTTGAAAAAAATTATTAAATTTGTATATGTCGCCAGTAAAGATCAATAAACTTAAAAACTATATTGAAAATATTGGCAAACATTACAACGTGCCTTTTTTAGATGATTATGTACAAGAAGTATTTTTAGCAGTATTTGAAAAAGGAAACGATTTTATAATAGAACTTGAATCAAACGATAAATTAAAAGCATATACATACAAAGTAGCATTATATCAATTATTAAGCGTGAACAGTCCTTATTACATAACATATATATTACCTAATTCGTTTAAAGATTTATCAGGCTTAGAAACCTATAAAAATGAATGCTTTAAAGAAGAAAAGCTCATGGAATTAGTAAACAGTTTAGAAGGTGTTGATAAGATATTGTTACAGCAGTTAATAGAGTGTAGAGGTGTTAGAACTATTTTTGCTAAAAAAAGTAAAATACATTATACATCCTTATTAAAGATGATAGACAGGCTAAATGAAAAAATTAAAAATAATTGGCAGATAAACGAGTTTTATGGATGATATTATTACTATATTTGTAATCATTAGTTTATCCACTACATGGGTAGACTATGCACAACCGATGATTAATCGGCTTAATTTCAAGCCTTTTAATTGTTCTTTTTGCTTATCTTTTTGGATAAGTCTTTTTTCATATTTTGTTTTGTTTTCAGGCGTGGCTGTATTAGCTGCGCCTTTATTATTAAGAATCATAGAAAGACGTTTATTATGAATGTAAAAGAAGTTATAGAACACTATAAAGAATCTCAGACAATGCCGTCTAAATGTCATTTAAACTGGTTAAAAGAAAACTTTAATCCTATTTTAAAGTCTTTAAACAGTAGGTTAAATATATCATGGGGCTGCTCTAATTGTGTAAGAAATTATATGCATATGCTTTGCAGTTGGTATGATACCGAACTAGAAAAAGAAGCAGCAGTAATTAAAAAAGTAGTAAAAAAGAAAAAGAAAACTAATAAAAAAAATGTCAAACAAACTAAAAAATAAGATCACTTATGGCTATTACATAGATGAAGATGGACTCTATTTTAAAAGCGAAAAAGATGGTGAAGCTTTAGAGTGTTTTGATATTAATGGCGTTGCGAGTGTTTCTTTACAATTTGGTGAGATAGATATTTTACATTTATGTTATATAACAGATGAAGACGATGATATATTGGATGGATAATTTTGATACAGAATTAATGAAGCGCAGATTAACATATAAAGGAAATAGAGTTTATATTAAACACTTAACTAATAAATATGCTTTAGTAAGCTATTCTAATCAAGCTAAGAAGTTTAAAGTAGATATTAAAGATTTAGCAGATTTGAAATAATGCTTACAAAAAAAGAGATAAAGCACTACAAAACAATACATGGCTGTAAAGAGTTTAGCCTTTATCTTAGATATATGGAAGTTTATAAACGTTGGAAGTGTTTACCTACTTCTTTTATTTTACAAGTTCTTAAAAACAGTGAAGATAGCCCAATTAATAAAGATACTAAAAAAGGAATTAATAGACAGAACAAAAGGAAAATACAAAAGCAGCTGGCTAATAGCACAATTAGAAATAATAGAGTTAAGTAATAGAGAATATCCACAATGGGTAAAAGACTTAATTAAACAACATGAAAACAATAAGTAGCTATCAAAGGTTAAAACATAAAAAGCTAAATGCTGAAAAGGAACTTGAGCACATTAAAGATGAGTAAAGAATTAACATCGGTAGAAAAATGGGTAATGAAATATATGAACTACTCATTGGAAGATATTAAATTAAATAGAAAGTTATTACAAGAGGATATTCAGCTGCTTCTATCAAAACCAAAACAAAGATTGTGAATGTCAGAAATTCAGAAACACAAAAAAACATTTTAAATGACTAAAAAATTAACACCTAAGCAAAGAAAGTTCGCTGAAGAATACGTTAATACAGGTAACGGTTCTGAGGCTTATAGACGTGCTTATGATGTTAGACCTAATACAACAGTTGAAAGTATTGCAGTAAGGGCTAATGAGCTTCTTAACAATAGTAATATTTTAGTAATAATAGATGAATTACAAAAGAAACAAGCTAAGCAATTTGAAATAACACGTTCAGACGTTGCTAAAGGTTACTTAGAAATAATACAAGCATGGCGGTCTTTAATGCAGTTAGCAAGTAAAGAAACGTTATCAAAAGAAGAAAAACAAAAATTCTATTTACTAAAGGAAATGGTTAAAGGTTCAGATTACAGAGGAGCATACGATAGCCTGGCTAAGATGTTTGGATTAAACGAACCAGATAAAGCGCAAATAGATCAAACCATTAGAGAAATACAGGTAGTTATTAATCGTGGAAGTAACAACAATATTTGAACGTAATTACGATAGTACAGCTAAAATAGTTGTTAATCGTGGTGGTACTCGTAGCAGTAAAACATATAGCATAAATCAAATATGTGCTTTATGGCTTATAACTGGTAAGTATGGTGAAAATGAATATCTAAGCGAAGGTACTTGGACCAGCGTAAGAAAATACAGAACTAATTTAGATGGTACTATAATACGCGACTTTGAAGAGATATTAAAGTTTAATAATTGGTATGATATAGTACAACATAATAAAACTAAAAAGACTTATAAGTTTAGAAACCGATTAGTTGAGTTTATAGGCGCAGATGACCAGCAGAAACTCAGAGGAGCTAAAAGAAACATTCTGTACTGTAATGAGGCTAATGAGCTTGAATACAAGCAAGAATTTTTTCAGTTGTTAATGCGTACAGAAAACAAGATATTTGTTGACTTCAATCCTGATGACGAACAAGTATGGATTAACCAAGAACTTGAAATAAAGCGATCTAAAGAGGTTGGCGATGTTGATGTAATAGTAAGTAACTATAAAGATAATATATACCTACCTGAGAGCTTAGTTAAAGAAATAGAATACTTACAGCAAACAGATAAAGAGTTTTGGAAGATATACGGGCTTGGTGAGTATGGCAATATTTCAGGCGTGGTGTTTGAGAATGTTCATTATGTTAATACAATGCCAGATTGTAAATTAGTGGCTGTAGGCTTAGATTTTGGTTACTCATTAGATCCAAGTGCTGCATTAATGGTTTATAGAAAAGACAATGAATTATATTTAAAAGAAATACTATACGAAAAAGGATTAACTAACCAAGATTTAGCGGAACGTCTTAAACCAATTATAGGCAGAACTGAAGTGATATGTGATAGTGCAGAACCTAAAAGCATTGAGGAATTATATAGATTAGGTTTAAACAGCAAACCAGCAGTTAAAGGCAAGGATAGTATATTAAACGGTATCGACATATTAAAGCGTTTTAAAATCAATGTGGTAAATAGTAGCAATTTAAAAAAAGAGTTTAGGTCTTATAAATGGGCTGTAGATAAATACGGAAATAGCTTACAAAAGCCAGTAGATAAATTTAATCACTTATTGGATGCTTTGCGCTATGTAGCTTTAATTCACTTAAAACAACATAATCGCGGTTGGTATTCAATACGTTAAATTAATTCTATCTGTAAAACATAGCATTACTATAGCATTACTACAGCATTACTACAGCATTACTGCAGTAACACTTTAGCATTAAGATAAGATAAGAAAAGATACATACAAGTATCTTTATCAATACAATACTTAAAACAACAAAAAAAAACGTTAAATTAAAATAAAGCGTTTTAAAGCATTATTTTTTACTTAGGTATATAAGTATATAACTTTGTTATTATAATTGCTTAGAAGTTATTAAAATAGTGTTTAAACGTGTTTTGGTGTTTATGTTTAAGCTTAATAAATACTTTAAATAAAAAAAAGTTTATACAAACGTGTAATTATTGAAAAAATTTATATATACTAAGTATGGCAAAGAAAATAGAATTAACAATACCAACAAGCTGGGACGATATTACAATAGGTAATTACATTGAATTAAGACCTGTACTATCTACTAAAATGAATGATGTAAGCAGAGTTATTAATATACTTTGTGTGTTAACTGGTAAAAAACGTGAAGAAATTAAAGAATTAAATATTAAGCAATATAAAGAGCTTATAAAAAAAATGTCATTCTTAAACACTGAATTACCTAAAGAACTTGAAAAAAGAAGATTTATAATTGGTGGTAAATGGTATGAATTTAAATATGAAGCTGATAAATTACTGTTTGGCGAATATATAAACGTGATGGAAATACTACAAAAGTCTAATAATAATGAAGATGTGATCTTTGATAATTTACATAAAATACTTACTATTATTTGTAGGCCTGTATATAAAACAATGTTTGGCTTTAAGGATGCTGAAGTAGATAGTGAAGTGATTCGTGAAACTGCTGAAAACTTTTATAAGAATATGCCAATAACAATAGCTTATCCAATAGGTGTTTTTTTTTACAATCACTTACCGAATTTAACTCAAGATATAAAAACTTCTTTGATACAGACAGCGAAAAAGAAAATACAAGAAGCAAAGGAAATAGTTTCGCAGAAAACTGGGGATGGTTCTCTTTAGTTGACAGCTTAACAAATAGCAGAGTTGATAAGTTTAGTGAGGTTCATGGATGGGGTGTTGTATATGCTTTAAATATGTGCTGCTACTTTAAGGATAAACAAAAAATGGAGGCTCAAGCTCATAGCGAACAGATGCAAAAATTAAAAAGAAGATAATGCCAGATAATGAAATGTATAATAGCTTAGTAGGTTTTACTCAAGATACAGGGGGCATTATATCAAAGCCTAAGACAATATCTGAGGTAATGAATAACTTAGCTATTAGAGTTACTAAAGAGGTGTTAAATCAAATAGATTCTGAAAAGCTAACAGATACAGGTAATTTAAGGCAATCGGTACAGATGCCTGTTAAATTCTTTGGAACTAAGTTTGTTGCTACTTTATTCATGGCAGATTATTATGACTTTATTAATAAAGGAGTACAGGGCGTTATGACAGTTAGAAGCGATACACCGTACAGCTTTAGAGATAAAAAGCCACCATTATTAAAAGAATGGTCACATAGAAAAGGTATTAATCCATTTGCAGTCCAGCAAAGTATGTTTAGAAAAGGAATAAAGAAGCGACCATTCTGGGATAAAGCTTATAAGACAATTACTCAAGGTGATATATTTGAACAACTTAAAATAGATTTAGCAAGTGCTGGAAGGACAGCAACGACTGAAGAAATTAAAAAAATATTTAAAAAGAAATAAATGGCAATTACAGGCGTAACATACGAACCTCAAGATTATAGAACGGTTTACAATTCAATAGAATACGTTGCAACAAGTAACGCAACAGCAAACAATAGGTTTAAATACTTATTTGATGTTTATGATGGTGTTTCACAAATAGCACGTTTAAAAGTGCCAGCCGATCCTGATGGATATGGTAGAAGCGATATACATGGAATATGTGAAAGTTATCTTACTAAAGATTTAGGTACTATTAACACTACTACTACTGCTGATGCTTTTACAGATAATCCTAATAGCTATAAAGAATTTACAGTTAAAATAGGAGAGGAATACGATGTTGCTGGTGTATTAACACAATATGCAGATCAACAAACAAAAACAGTAATTACATATAATGGATGTTTGCCTAATTATAGAGGTGGTGATTTAAACTTTGTAGATTATCAAGCAACGGATTACTTTGAAAACTTTACAGTAAATACGATAGACAGGAAATGGCTAACAAATGCACCTAAAGGTTCAGGAGCAAATAAGTCAGACAATCAAAGTGTAGAATTAACTGATGAAGGCTGGATATACTTTTTATACGATCATGGCTCTAATCCTGTTGATAAATTTCAATGTATTACATACGATAGTTCGGGAAGTGTTATTGCTACTTTTGATATTGATAATAAAGTAACTCCATTAACGGATGTAAAGATGCTTAAAATTCCTTCAGCTCCTAACTCAATAAATAATATTGCTAATTCAGAATTTTCAGTTGGTACTCAGCCAGTAATTACAAATAGCGTAACGTCATATAAAATATTTTTATTAGATCCTCCAAGCGTAGTAAGTGAGGAAATTTACTTTAACGTAGATTCAGAATGTAGGTATGAAGTTAGAAGATTAGAATTTTTAAATGCATTGGGTGGCTTCGATGCT